GCAGATAACGCATGGAACGCTTTCAGTAATACTTATCGAACTAAATTTTTTGAGCTTTACCGGAATTTAGAAAACAGACCTGGATTTGCTATAGACGACGCTATATCCCATATTTTTCCTCCAAACCAAATATCTCTTGCCGAAAGCCAAGCCGCAGTTTTGGCGCAAGACGTATCTACTTCGCAAGCTGCGCGCAACGTTTTTAAAGAAATGATGTGGCGTAAAGTAGTACGAGAAAAAGTTGAAACCGAGACTCTTCCACTAGGGGTTTCAAAACGAGTGTCGATAGATCCTGTCGCAGATCCTTCGATGACTACGCTTGTAGACCCTCTTAAAATGTCTTCGTTTTGGAAAACATGGACCAAAACTGCCGAAAAATTATTTACCCCAGATGAAATTGCTAATCTAAAAAGCATGAGCGGGGCAAGTGAAGCCTTAAGAATTTCTCGTCAACAGCAAGCCGCTATATTAGAGTCCACAGAAAAATTTGGAGCAACTTTAACTGCTGACCAAGTTACAGGTGTTGAAGGTCTTTCGGATGTTTTAACGAGGCCTGGAGCGGGCGGAGCTGATATGATAGCCGCCGTTAGAAATTCTATTTTTAAATCATCACGAGAAAGTAATTTTCCAGAAGCAAAAACCGAAGCGCATAATTTATGGAGTGCTGTTCGGCATTCTGCGGCAAAAAGGCTGCTGTTTAAAGAAGGTGAGTCAGATTTAGGGGTTCTTTACACCATAGTAGATTCCGACGGACTTTTGGCAACTTTAACAAAGCATCGTAGAGCATTAGAAGAATTGTTTCAGACGCCCAACGTTGTCGGAATGCCGGGGATCTCTGGAAAAGACGCATTTGTAAATCTACAAAATTTAGTTAAGACATTTAAACAAAATTTAAAAAGAGCTGGAAAGAATGTTCCGGGGATTGATCCACTTCGTATCGTTAGAAATGATGGCGTCCCTTCAATTGCTTTAAGACCTGTTGTGGGTGTTTTAAATAGACGAGCTTTGACGTTTACTGCGGCTAAGAAGCTTATCGCACACAATATGGCGAGGTCTTTAGAAAAAGCCTTACTAGACCCACAAGCAACAGCCCTGTGGTTAAAATTTTCTCAGTCTACGGCGCGAGGGGCGAGAGCGGCCGGAATGGTCACGGCGCTTACTGGTGTGAACTATTTTGACAACGATGATCAGATATATAAGCGGTTAGAGGATATTCCGTCTACTGATATGACCGACATGTCTCGGGCACTATACAAAGCACCACTTGCGAAACAAAAAGAACGAGGATTATCGGGATTTGAACCGCGCCGTACGGTTCCTCAGCCCGCGCCTACGTTTTTAGAGGATTTTGTCCAAAAAAACCAAGGAGATATATTTACACGAGCTGAAAAAGATTTTGGAAAAGTACTAGGTGCCGCCGGACAGGGTATTAAAAGCGGTATTGGATATCTTGGTCAACAATTAGGGTTTGGAGACGGAGCAGATGCTTTGCGTGAACAAGAAATACGGAAAGTCGTCGGAGCTGCGCCGTTTAATTCAGGCGGTATTGTCCAGGCAGTTCCGCGCAGAGCTCGGCAAAGAGTTCTGTAATGCCTTTGTCCGGGACATTCACCGGCCAAAATGGATGGGGAGCGACGCTTCAAAGAATCTCAACATTAGCCGTAGTCCCGGTATGGGGATTAGTGGGGTGGTTTGTAGTCGCCGAAGTTACTGATTCGCGAACAAAAGATGAACAGCTAACCCAAGCATTGGCACAAACCGTGAACACTTTGTCTGCGATTGAAGTTAGAGTTATGGGAACTGCTAAAACTTTAGACCTGTTCCGCCCGATTATAGAACAAGTTCCTGTTCAACAAGCGAATATTCAAAATATCCAGCAACGTATCGGGAACATTGAAAAACGCTTAAACGGCTACGGAGAGTAGAGCTCATTAGTGGCTGTTTACCTTGACGGGAAGTGGGTAATGTCCGACCTGAATAGAGAAGCTCTTTTTGATACATTAAAGCGTCACGAGGGGGTTCGTCGCTATGCGTACGTATGTCCTGCGGGGTATTTAACCATAGGTGCCGGACGCAACGTAGATGAGAACAGTGGCCGTGGGCTATCCGACGATGAAATAGATTATCTATTGTCTAACGATGTTGATTTATCTATTGACGAGCTTAATCGTTCATTTTCATGGTTTAAGAATTGCCCTAATTCTGTCAAACTAATTCTTGTTAATATGCACTTTAACATCGGCTTGTCTCGTCTTAAACAATTCAAAAAAATGCTGGCGGCTGTTGAAGATAAGGATTATAGTCTAGCTGCTACGGAAATGTTAGACAGCCGGTGGGCGAGTCAAGTAGGAGCACGGGCAACAGAGCTTAGTGCCCAAATGAAAAATGCAAAAGACGAATGACCGTCGCCCAACTTACCAAGCTTATCGAAGCTGTTGGGATTCCGGCGGCAACCGCAGCAGCGATGGGATTTTTACTGTGGCGGTTGCTCCAATACATCCTTAAAGACTTGAGATCGGATATGGAGTCCCATGATCAAGAGCTCCAGAAAAGTCTCAAAAAGTTGCAGACCGTTCAAATCCAGCAGGTTGATAGAATTCGGGTGTTGGAACGTAACATCTACCGATTTCAAGATGCAATAGCGGTTAAGATAGGCATAGCGCGCGTTGAGTATGATCAAACCCGCAAAGAAAAGTACGATGAGGCCCAGCAAGTACTACGCGATGTTGGCTCGATCAATGGAGACGACTAACGTTTGTAACTATCTATACAGGAGCAATTTGAATGGCTGAAAAAGTAAGCGACGATATTGACGTGCCCGATAAGTTAGCTTGGCAAACTAACCGCCGTCGGTTGGCCTATATTGCTATGGCAACAATTATAGTGACGATTGCATCAAGCTTTGTATGGCCCGAACGAGCAACGCAGATACCCGCTGCTGAGATGATTTACATTTCTCTGGCGGGGGTTATTATGGCTTTCTTCGGAGCGGATGCACTTGTTAGCAGAAAAAGGGGCAAGTAAAGATTTTAACCTTACTCGGTAGTCTATTAGGTTTTGGGACTAGTATAGTCCCTGAAATCCTTGGCTTTTTCAAACAAGGCCAAGCGAATAAACAAGAGCTGAAGATGCTGGAGGCCAAGGCGCAATACGCGGCCCAATTAAGCACCCTCAAGCTCCAAGAGTTAGATGCACAGGCCGATATAGCCGAAACCAAGGGGCTGAACGCCCACGATACTGAGCTGGCCCGTAGAGGCGGCTGGGTGGTGGGTTTACAGGCAAGTGTGCGCCCGGTTGTTACTTATTTATTTATGATGGCTTTTCTGGCTGTAAAAGGCGGAATGGCGTATTCCTTAATATATAATCAAGACGTTGCTTGGACTAACGCGCTTGAAGTGACTTGGGACGGAGAAACGCAAGCCTTGTTTGCAGCAATTATGAGTTTCTGGTTTGGGAATAGGGCGATGAGTAAGTTCCGACCTAAAAAAGCTAAGTAATCCATTCACGCCACGCATCTCCCATTACAGCATTAGCTAGATTAATTTTATTTTTCAAAGCCTTAACAATCTTCTCATCAACTGTATTTTCGGCCACTAAATCAACATAAGTTACCTTGTTTGTTTGGCCTATGCGATGAGCTCTATCCTCAGACTGCATTCGGACTTCTAAATCATAATTGTTGCTGTAGTAAATAACCGTGCTGGCAGCAGTTAGAGTGAGTCCGTATCCCCCCGTGCGAACCTGACCTACGAAAAATCTGCACGGGCTACTGCTCGATTGAAAATCCACTATCAATTTTTGTCGGGCCTTATCCGATACCGCGCCATAATAAGCGCCATAGCTTTCCTCACCATAGGTCTTACCTAAAACTTCACATATTTTACGTATATCGTATATGTAATTTGCCCATATGATAGCTTTACCGCCCACTTCTTCAAGAACGGAAAGGAGCTCATCTATTCGGTGGTTAGGGAGTTCTTTAAATGAACCGTCATCTAATTTGTCATAGCCGCAAGTAACCTGTTGCAATCGTAAAAGTTGAGTAATCACATTTACCGCAGTAATATCACCCTCTTCCAAAGAGGCCACCGCCCATTTTTTAAGATTTTCGTAAACCTCCTTCTGTTCTTTAGTTAATTGAATATTACGACGAACATAAACTTTTTCAGGAAGATCCAAACAGTCTTGTTTAAGAATACGGTAGCTAAAACTTTTCAATACTTCGTTAAGCTCTGTAAGGTTTTGGTACCCAAGAACCTGTTGAAATGAGTGTGTGGCTACGGAACGTTTTTGAATTATGGCGTACCTAGACCTAAACGAATAAAAAGAAGCGTAGCCCAAGTAAACTTCGTCTAGAAATTCGCATTGAGAATACAAATCTAAAGGTGATTTAGTAACCGGCGAACCCGTTAAAATACGTCTGTATTTAGCAAGTTTGCCTAGTTTTATAATGTTCTTAGTTCGTTTGGCTTTAGGATTTTTAATTGTCGTGCTTTCATCCACGGCCATTAATGCGGTATGCGTTTTTAAGAATTTTTGAACAAAGGCGCTTCCTTTTGGGGTGCTAAAAGCTTCAACATTCATTATCAAAATGTTAAGTTCTTCATCTGGGAATACAAATAAGCTGTCTAAAAGTTCCTGCTGATACTTGGTTGCAGTAGGGTTCCAAACAACGGTTTTATGGATTATGTGGTCTGGTAAGTGGGTTGGAAGTTCTGTTAATTCCCAGTTATGGTAAACACCTTTTGGTGCGATAATTACCGCTGCGTCTAAAAATCCTCTATCATAAAGAATGGCAATGTTGTCGATAAGAACTTTAGATTTACCCGTTCCCATCTCCATAAATAAGGCGTAATCGTCCTTATCCCATGATTTTTCAAGCGCAATGCGCTGATGCTCATAGGGTTTAGTTTTAAACGGATATGAAAACTCTTGGTCCAAAACCATGAGATTCTCCTTTCTCATACTATTTTAGTATACCTTAAAATACGAAACAAGCCCCTATATGTAGCTCGAAACGTTCGAAGGTGTTGCATTTCCAAAAATATCTGCTAATAGCCAATATCGTAATAGGGGGGAGTGTTTATTAAACGGTTTCAAGTACTTAACCCTATTAGCAGTTATTAGACGACGTTAAAGGGTAGCGATTCTCTTAAGCGCCATGTGTGCGATTCCACACTACCTTGCTCCATCTCATTCTGAGATTACTTTAAGGTTGTTTCGCTATTGCATTACGGGTAACGTGCTGTGGCTAAAGCGGGTTAAAAGAAAGGAGAAAGTATGACCGTTTTCGTGGTTCAAGAAGAAGGCCCGGGGCAGAACATTGTTTCTGCCGCACGGTATGGCAAAATAGACTATTTGCTGCCCCGTGGTCAAATAACGTTCAGCACGTACCCTACATTAAAACGATTAAAACGTAAGCTGAAAGAATTCTCGGACGATGACTATTTATTGTTAATTGGCGACCCTGCCGCCATTGGTATGGCTACTGTAGTGGCGGCAGAATACAATCGAGGAAAACTACAGTTTTTAAAATGGGATCGGCAAGAGAAACAGTATTATCCCATAAAGTTTGATATTCATGAGAAAGGAGAATTGTAATGTCTGACTTAACACAGCAGCAAGTTACGCTTGATGAAATTACAACGGCTCTAGATCAGATTACTGACCAGGACGCCGGAGAACTTCGAGACCTGTGTGAGCGGTTTGTTAGGCTCCGTAATTTACAGGACGCGGCCATTAGTCTCTTAGACGATATTAAAGCCCAATATCGCCGGTATGAACGTGAACTTGTACCTGATGCAATGGATGCCTTAGGTATGCGGGCATTAACTACTGATGATGGTGTTCAGGTTAATGTAAAAGACGATATTCATGCGAGCATATCTAAGGATAACATGCCTTCGGCGTATGAATGGCTCCGAACCAATAACCACGGCGATCTTATCAAGAACCAAGTACAGATTACCTTCAACCGAAATCAGGATAACCTTGCTGGCGACTTTTATGCTGATGCTATGCAGAAAGGATTAGATGTTGAACGGAAAGAACGCGTACACCCATCCACGTTAAAAGCGTGGGTTCGTGAAATGCGTACTAAAGGCGTTGCGGTACCTATGGAAACATTTGGTGTATATGAAGGCCGCATAGCTAAAATGTCATCCAGGAAAGGAGAATAAAGTGGCAAAAGATACAATGCAAGAGGTCCAAGTTTCTGAATCAACTTCCGTAGTGTTGCCCTCGTTGAAGGATATGAAGGTTACGGGTTTTGAAAACGTCACCATGGACGATACGGCAACGCCGTTTTTAAAGTTGCTGCAAAAAATGAGTCCCGAAACCGAAGAAGGTACCGCTGATTACATTGATGGGGCAAAGGCCGGTCAGATTGTAAATTCGGTTACCAAGCAGTTGTACGAATCATCTAAAGGTGTTTTGATTTTACCCTGCTTTTTTAAGCGGGAATATATTGAATGGGAACCCCGGGAAAAAAGCCAAGGGGCGCCCGTTCACCGACATTCTTCCAGTAGCGATATTTTAGCACGAACTACACGCGGTCTTGACAATAAGGATGTGTTGGAGAACGGCAACTACATTGAGAACACGGCTCAATGGTACGGGCTATTAATTGGTAAGGAGGGTGAAAATCCGGAGTGGACTCCTGCCATGGTTTCCATGAAAAGTACCCAATTAAAACGTGCGCGTAGCTGGATGTCCATGATACGGGAAACAGGGTCGCCTGTAATGTTCTCCCACCTTTACCGGCTAACTTCAACATTGGAGCAAAATGCCAAAGGAAATTGGTATAGCTGGGTAATTAACCGCGAGCGAAAGCTGGATGTTAATTGGAACGATCAAACAGGTTCTTCCGGCGATTTAATGTTTGCTCAGGCCGCGTATGAACTTGCTGTTGCCGTGCATGACGGTGAT